CTATGGCAATTCTGAGAGACTATTACTGCACAAACCACGGTATTTTTGAGGCATGGGAGCCAGAATGCCCTATGAAACTGTGTAAAGGCGAAATATCTGTTGTTCACTTGAAGCCTGTGGGCACAAGGTCGCCAAAAACGACAGCAACCGATAAAAACTTGAAGCAACTTGCTATTGAGTACGACATGACCGACATCAAGTCCACAAAAGCGGGTGAACACCAGACTGGCTACATGAAACGCAAGAATAAGCTGACAGATAAGCAATTTGCCGAGGCTACAGACGCTATTCAGTCCCAAAACCAGCAACAACAGAAGCAATCTCGCCCTGGCGACTCCGTAATCTGGGGTGGTGGAGGTAACATCAGCATGAAATCTGTGATGGGTGGACAATTTAAGTCTGTTAACGGAGAATCCGTAGGCATCAATCCCAAAGCAGCGGGTGACCTGCAAGGGCCGAGAACCGCCAGCTATATGGCAGACCCAGATAACTTACAGGTGAAGCAATGAGAATTCCTAAAGAACCAGTAGCTAGAGAAAACTTCTATCTTGAGCTGATAGAAAAATGTCTCGTCAGTCGTGAGCAACGCAAAGTTGATTACTCATCCCTGCGAAGCTACTACCTGTTCGGTAACGCACCTGATGACGTACCTGCCATCTACAACAAGATTTATCCGCACATAGACCAACTCACCTCGTTCCTGTATTCAGCAGAAACCACCAAGTTCTCTATCCACACGGGTGCGGCTGTATCTCCAGAAGAACAGATTAAAGTCCCAACTCTCAGCAAAGCTCTCAATGACGAGTGGCTCAATAGCAACGCTGACCAAGTTTTCTCAACAGCAGTTACATGGTCACTTTGCTATAACTCAACCTTTGTCAAACTCGTTATCAATAACGGTATTCACCCCTATATGGTGGAACCCGCTTGTATTGGCGTACTGCGTGAAGACAGTGCATACACAGACAGACAAGAAGCTCTAGTCCACTCGTACTACATCACCAAGTCTGAGTTATTTGACAGACTCTACTCTCATCCACAAAGAGACAGCATTGTTAAGCGAGTCATGTCTACACAGCATGAGCGCACAGAGATTGCAAGCGGTATTCAGCGCATCATCCTCTCTCAAACAAACCCAACCATGTACGGCAACGTCAACTTAGACTTGTCTGGTAACCCTACCTACAAAGCTCAAGTGTCTGAAGATACGATTGAGATGATTGAACTTTGGGTATGGAATGACGAAACCAAAGATTACCAAGTCGTAACCAAAGCAGACCCCAACGTCATCATTTATGACCGCTCTGGCGAAAGCATGTTTCTCAAAGGCGAGTTGCCTTTCATCCAAATCTGCCCTAATCCCTTGTACGACTACTACTGGGGTGCGTCCGAAGTCCAGCGTTTGATATATCTCCAGCAATTACGCAATAAGCGTATGACTGAAATCTTAGACTTGCTCTCCAAACAAGTCAGCCCACCTACCGCCCTGATTGGCTTTACAGGCATCTTGGACGAGAAGAACTTTGCGCTTAATCGTGCTGGTGGCTTGCTTGCAACCGATATGCCGAATGCGAAAGTAGAGAAGTTAGCACCTACTATCCCACCTGATTTATTCCGTGAGATTGGAGAAGTTGACCTGATGTTTGAAGAAGCATCTGGCATTGTTTCTGTACTGCAAGGCAGAGGTGAAGCAGGTGTTCGTTCTTCTGGTCATGCCTCACAACTTGCCCGTTTAGGTTCAAGCAGAGCCAAGAAACGTGCGCTTGTTATTGAAGATAGCTTAGAAAAGATGGCTACCCTGTACCTGAAATGTATGCAGGTGTATGACAACACCCACTATACAGACGGACGAGGCATAAAATTTATTGCAGACCAGTTCACCCGTGACTTTGTGGTGAAAGTGGACGCTCACTCAAATTCACCAATCTTTATGGAAGACAGCCGCAAGATGGCGTTTGAGTTATTCCAAGCTGGTGTGATTGACAAAGAATCTTTGCTTGACATGCTTGAACCTCCAATGAAACAATTATTGTTAGAGCGATTGAAGAAAGCACAAGAGAAGCAAGAAGCTCAACAGGCAATGGAGCAGCAAATTCAACAGATGCAGCCTCCAAAAGCAGAAGGTAAACCAGACTTGAAAAAGGTGGGATGATGGCTCCAAACACAGGTGGAATGACACAGCCTACGGCTGACCAACCACGGGTAGATACCGCTTCTTTGAAAAGAAATGAGGCTGCACCCAACTTGACAATGCGTCAAACAGGGTTTAAAACCTCATACGGGAGGAGTCAACGTGACTCTAACCGCAAACAATATGGGAGTTCAAGATGAACATGAAGACAAAAAGTGGACGTAAGTGCCGCCGTTAATCCAAGATTCCGAAAGGAAAGGGTGTGGCTGCCTCCCCTTTGAGGTGGCCTTGTTAAAGGAAATATCATGATGTACGGAAAAGGCAAAATGGCTCCGAAAATGGCTCGTATGGGACGCAAAGCCCGTAAAGGTCGTAAGTAATGTCTACAGAGGGCTGACAAAAAATGCCCTCTACCTATTGACAAGATGTTTGTAAGTGGTTACAAACACGGCAAGGAGTGATTATGAGTGTTCCACCAGATAAGTTGATGGAGTTAATGCGAGGTGGCCAAGCGGCTGCGGGCGCACCCACCCCTAATGAAATGCCAGAAGAAATGGATACTGAGCTTCCTGAAGCTCCTCCAATGGCTTCTCCCATGTCTACTCCTGAACCTAAGATGGGGAATAAAGAGGCCGCACTTATTAACATAAGTATGGCTATCGACTTGCTTGAGCAATCCCTACCCGCTCTTGGTTCTATTTCAGATGAGGGCAAGAAAGCTCTCAACGCTATTCGGACGCTTTCAAGTTTGATTGGTCAGAAAAAAGGCAAGACTGACGAATTACAGCAATCTGAAATTCTTCAGTTATTGCAAACCTTGCCACAGGCGGGTGGTGCTACCCCTGAAGGCAGAGCAATGGCTCAAGCACCTATCCCTGGTATGTCGCCACAAGGCGGTATGTCTCCTCCACCCCCAATGTAAGGAAAAAATTAAATGGAACTCTTCAAACCTAGAGGCGCAGCAGCACCTCGCCGCCCAACTGACAACAACCAACAAAATGGCGTTGTCACCAACACTCCCCGTTTTTCTCAGTTTGGTGGCTTGAGTGCTCCCAATAAACTGAACAAGTCCAGCATGGCTGTCCAAAAGCCAGCCGATGGCAAGCGTGTAATTTAATCGTATAAAGAGGGTAACTTTATGTCACTAGAAAATCTTTCCTTAGAAGCACGTGATGAGTTGGCAGCACTTGCACAAACTCTCGCAGAGAACCCAGAAACACGTAAAGACTTTTTGCGTATGACTAAGCGGGTTAAGCCTGACCTTCCAATACCCGAACTCGACATTGAAGATTACACACACCGTGCGGTGAGCCGCTCAGAAGACCGTGTGCAAGCTTTAGAAGCAAAGTTGCGTGAGAAGGAAGCGATTGAAGAACTCCAAAAGCGCAGACAATCTTTGATGAAAAAGGGTTTGATTTCTAATGAGTCAGAAGTCGGTGATGTAGAAAAAATTATGTTGGAGCGTGGTATCACTAACCACGAAACAGCAGCCGAGTACCATCAGTGGATGAAGCAAGCAGCAGTGCCTACTTCAACTGGATACAACCCAAGTGCTGTCAAGCAATTTGACTTGAATAAGTACTGGAAGAATCCAGCAGCCGCTGCACGGAACGAGGCAATGAATGCACTCAATGACCTGCGGAAACCGCAACGTCCTATTGGGTTGTAAGAGGGTAATTTTTTAAACCACGTAAGGAGGCCTTATGGCTATTGGCGGCGGCATCCTACCAGCTACAGGGTCAGCACAGTTCAACGAACTGACTTATGTAACTCGTAGAGCTTTTATTCCCAAGCTGGTTGTCCAGCTTTATAACTCCACGCCCTTGATGGCGGCACTGATTGCAAACAGTCAGTCTGCTTCTGGCGGTGTGTCTTCTGTAACTGTTCCTGTCCAGGGTGCACAGTTTGTAAACGCTCAATGGTCTGACTACAGTGGCTCTTTTGCCCAACCGTCAGTTCAGCAAGGTGCTTACAACGCTGAATTCGACCTGAAACTGATGATTTCTCCCGTGCCGTTCCTCGGTATGGAAGGCGCAGTTCAGCAAGATGCCGCTATTATTCCGTTGATTGAAGCTCGTATGAACGATGCAACCAACGTGATGATGGATGCTATGGCTACAGCCTTGTACACCAACACCACGAATACACAACAGTTTATCGGTTTACCCGCTGCTGTTGCTAACTCTGGCACATACGGCAACATTGACCGTGGCACATACACATGGTGGAAATCATCACAGTATGCCGCTGGCTCTGTTAACCCAACTCGTCAAAACATCCTGCAATACATCTCTGGTACTGTTAAAAACGGTGCTGAAATGCCTTCATTTGGCGTTTGCGGATTTGGTACTTGGACACTGTTGGCTCAAGACTTTGTTGGTCAAGAGCAATACGTTATCACCCCAGGTGCAGGTTTTGACGGTGAAACCAATGGCCCTCAAGCAGCTTTCCGTGCTTTGATGGTTGCTGGCGTACCTATTTATCCAGACCCCTACTGTCCTGAAGGTACTGTGTACTTCCTGAACACCAACTACTTGTCTCTGTACATCCATGAGCAAGGTTCGTTTGTGTTTACAGGTTTTGAGTCCACACTTCCTAACTGGCAAATTGGTTATGTTGGTGCGGTTTTGATGATTGCCGAATTGGTGAACGTCAAGCCCAAAGCCATGACCAAGGTGACGGGTTACAACTACCTCTCACTGTAAGGAGAAAAAGACATGGCTTTAGCAATGAACAAAATCATTCTGGCGAATGCAACCACCAACACTGCTGGTGCTTACTTTGCCAATGTCTCTCTGACTGCCGCTAACGCTGGCACAGTGATTCCTGCTGGTACTTATATGCTGTTTCCCGCTGCTAACGTGGTGATTACTGCAAATAACGGCTCATCAATCACAACTTTGCTTGCCAATAACACTGGCGGCATGATTTTGTCTGATGGCGTGAACGTGTTTGCACAATCTACTATTGCTGGCGCAGGTGCAGTTACTGCATTGACCATCAATGGTGGTATCAACGCAAACAGTACTTACACATCATAAGGGGATAGCATGGCTAACTCGAATGCTGTAGGAACTCGTTATCCCGATAGCTTTGGCAATTACGTTATCGGTGTTACCTCTGCTCCCGTAGGTTTGGGAAGCACTGGTAATGCTGTTGCCGTTATTCCTACTATCGGTACAAGCTACATTGTTCGCCGTATAACCGTGTCCCAAGCAAACGGAACTGTCGCTGCTGCAAACGTCACTATTTTAACAAGTAGTGATGGTGCGCTTGCAAATGCAGTTTCAAATGCAACTGTGTTATCAAACGTAACAGCTACAACCAAGTACCAAGATTTGAACCTGACAGCAAACACTGCCACAACAATCTACTCTGGTTCTTTGTTCTTGTGCGTTAACACAGCGGCTGCTGCAAACAACACGGTTGAAATACACGTATACGGTGACGTTGTATCACTATGACAGAACTCGTTTATGTAACCAATAACACCAACAAAGACCTGTACGCTGAGTACAACTTTGTTGGCTATGATTTTCCTGTTGGCAATACGGTAGAGATTACTGTACCTGCTGCTAGACACATGCTTGGTTACGGAGATGAGGACAAAGAGAAGTATCTAGTCCAGTTGGGCATGATACGTCTTCATAGCGAACTTGAAGAAGCAATGGAGAATTTGAAGAAAGTACATATTTCTTCAGAGCCTCCAACAAAGAACCGCTCGTTACCCTCGGCGGTTGGCGTAGTACCCTTACGGATTGAGAAATCCGTTGGGGGAAAGGTCAATCAGAGGGTTGCTTAACATGAAGGTAACATGGCAACTCTCTCTTCCTACATTACGGAAGTACAGCGGTTATTGCATGATGCAAACTCTGTCTTCTGGTCTACCTCGGAGCTAACGGACTACATCAACGATGCCCGTGAGCGAGTAGCGAGAGATACGGGGTGTTTACGCACCCTGCAAATAACTGCCACCCCAATTTCTAGTACAGGTGTACCCGCAACCGTGTGGACTGCGGGTGCTACTGTTACTGCTGGTCAGTTTATATTCAATAACATCTTCATCTATGAAGTAGTAACTAGCGGTGTTCTCAGCACTACACCACCACCCTACCCCGCTTCTGGATACACTTTCCCGCCTTCTACCCCATTTACAGATGGAACTGCTACTTTGCAATACTCTGGCCCTGCGGAAATTATTCCCTATGCCACTATTGCTACTGGTACAACATTAGACATTTTGAACGTCAACGTTTACTGGGGTAACAGTCGTATTCCACTGCGGTATTTGCCCTGGTCAAACTTCAACGCTCAACTGCGTTATTGGCAAAACTATGTAGGCAGACCCGTGTGTTTTTCTGTATACGGGCAAAACACCATCTATGTTGGCCCTGTTCCTGACCAAGCCTATGTGGTGGAGATAGATAGCACTATCTTGCCTACTGCGCTAAGTTTGAACACGCCTAATGCTAATGACCAAATACAAGACCCCTACACTACGCCTGTAGCTTTTTATGCGGCTTACAAAGCTAAATACAAAGAGCAGAGCTATGGAGAAGCTGAGATTTACAAGCAGGAGTATGCGAAGCAAATCCAAGCGGTGTTGAACTCTGTGTACACACGCAGAATCCCTGACCCCTACTCTACGTTCTAATCATGGCAGCAGCAGAGCAAAAGAAATCTTATGCTGTCTATAAGAACTTCAAGGGCTTAAACACCAAGTCCAACAGGACAGCCATTGATGACGAAGAATTCTCGTGGATAGAAAACGCCATGCCTATTGGCTTTGGCAACATCAAGATTGTTCCTGCTCAAGTCACAGTTAAAGATGGCGGTAATAATGCTATCTCTTTTGGTAACACAGTCACTACTCTTACAAACACCAATCTTGGATTGGATGACTATTTATTAGCTTTCCAAGAAGATGGAAGAGCACAATATGTAGTCATAGATACAGGTACTGTAGGCAATGTAGCTGTAACAGGCACTTTCTCTTCTGCCAATGTGTCTACAGCCCAGTGGAAAAACGAAGAAGTATATATAGGTGACCCTAATAAGGGACTGTTCAGTTGGGATGGCACTAACTTACTTAATGTTGGTGGTGTAGGTAGGATAGGTTTGACTGCTAGAGGCTCTGGTTACACCTCTGCGCCAGCAGTTACCATCTCTGCGCCTAACCAAGCAAACGGAACACAGGCTACAGCAGAAGCAACAATCACAGCGAATGCGGTAACTTCTATAGCTGTTACAGAAGGTGGTAGCGGCTATACCGCTGCACCATCAGTGACCATCACAGGCGGTGGTGGCAGTGGTGCTAATGCTATCGCTCAACTGTTGACCTTCACCAAAGGTGCGCTATATGTACAGGTAACCAACAGTGGTTCTGGCTATGACCCTGCTTCTCCTCCCGCTGTGACTATTACGGGTGGAGGCGGTGCTAATGCCGCTGCGACAGCTATCGTGTTCGGCAATGCTGTTACAGAAGTCATCATGACGAATGTGGGGAATAACTTCACAAGTGTTCCTACTGTTACCATAGCTGCACCACCTACACCTACAGGCAATGCTAATGCGACTGTTATAGGTGTTCCAAACCTAGATGAAATATCTAGTGTTGCTACCTTTTCTGGTCGTGTCTGGGTGTCTACAGGTCGTACAGTAACCTTTTCGTCTGCAACAAGTCCCACTGACTTCACATCTGTTTCTGCGGGTTCAGAGACTATTACCGACTCTACCTTGCGTGGCAATATCCAGCACATGGTGTCTGCCAACAACTTTCTTTATATCTTTGGTGAAGACAGCATTAACGTCTTCTCTGATGTCAGGATTACAAATACAGGGGATACCCTGTTTACCAACACAAACGTGTCTGCGTCTGTTGGTAGTAAGCTGAAATACGCTGTATTCCCATACTTCCGCTCAGTTTTGTTCATGAATAACTACGGTGTGTATGCCCTAGTAGGCTCCACAACCAGCAAGATTTCTGACCAACTAGACGGTATTTTCCCGTATATAGACTTTGCTAGGCCTGTTACTGCTGGTCAAGTCCTGCTCAACAACATTCTGTGTGCGGCTTTTAACTTCTATTTGTTGCCTACTTTCCCAACAACAACGGGAGACAGGTTTGTACAGTGCGTGTTTTTTGAGAAGAAGTGGTTTATCACCAGTCAGGGTGCATTACGTTATTTGTCATCTGCACCTGTCGGTGGCTTGATAAACTTGTATGGAGTCACAAACACTGCACTTTTCCGCTTGTATGGAGATGCAACTGCAAACGTTTCTAGCGAGATACAGACTTCTTTATCTCCTATGAAAGACCCTATCCGTACCAAACAAGCGCTTAAGTTTGGTATTGAGGCTACTCTTACTACAGGCGGTACGTTTAATGTGACTGTGGATAGTGAGAGTGGTTCTAGCCCTGTGTATACCTTGAATAACAGTGTCACTTGGTATAACAATCAGAATGTTACTCTCACATGGGTGAACAATTCTTCTAATACTATAGGGTGGTTGACAAGTGCGGGGTATGCCCTGTACAAGTCAGATGCACAACAGTATGGTAAGTATTTGGGGTTGACAATGACTAGCACAGACCCTGCGCTAACTGTCAATACGATTGAGTTTGAACATGAATTAAGAGTGAGGTTCTAACATGGCTGTTCCTAATATTTTCGGTACTGCGACTTCGGCAATTCCGTTATCGCAACTAGACACTAACTTTGCTACCCCTGTTACTATCGGCAATACCGCTGTACAGCTAGGTAACACAGTAACTTCTTTTGGAAATGTGACTCTCACTAACGTCACTATCAGCAGTGGTAATGTGACTATTACTGGCGCTAATGTAAGTGGCACTGCAAATGTATCTGCGCTTGTTGTTACTGGCAATCAATCGTTTGTAGGCACAGGCAACCGCATCACTGGTGACATGAGCAATGCGACTCTTGCAAATCGTGTTGCTTTTCAGACTAGCACCACAAACGGCAATACTAACGTTTCCGTATTACCAAACGGAACTGGTACAACAGCCGTTTTTAACGCTTACGGCAATTCTGACCCAACAAATGCTTCAAGGCTATTGATTGGTCTTGTTACCAATGCTACCGCTGATATTAGGTCAGATATTACTGGAACAGGCACATACCTCCCCATGACCTTCTACACAGGAGGCAGTGAGAGAGTCAGGATTGATACCTCAGGTAATGTGGGGATTGGTACTAATGTACCGGTAGGTCGTTTGACCAGTGAAGTTAATTCTTTAGGAACTGTAGTAAACACACTCACTTTAAATAATAATAGTGGCGGCGCTGGAAATGGAACTGCTCTTAATTTTTACGCATCTAATGCATCGCAACCATTTACTGGGCGCATCAATTCACTTGATGATGGTAATTTTGGCTACCACACCGTATTTTCAAATAAGGTCGGTGGCTCAGCGGGTGCTGGCGCTTTAACAGAACGTATGCGTATCGACTCCAGCGGTAACTTGCTGGTGGGGGCTATGAGTTCTCAAAACAACTCAAGACTTCGCATTACAGGTGGTAGCACATCAGGTTCTAATTACACATTATTGGTAGAGGGTTCTGGAGGCGCAGATAATTTTTATGTGCGTGATGATGGTGAAATGTATTCGCTTCCAACATACAACAGAACAAGTGCTTCTGCGGTTAATGTAGGTATTGATGCGTCTGGTGGATTTTTTAGGTCAACTTCATCTATTAAATACAAGACAGACGTGCAAGATGCAACTCACGGGCTTGCAGAAGTGATAGCGCTTCGCCCTGTGACATACAAGGGCATCAATGATGGCGAATTGATTTTTGGTGGCTTAATTGCTGAAGAAGTACATGAAGCTGGTTTGACTGAGTTTGTGCAATATGCAGATGATGGGACACCCGATGCTTTGGCTTACGGCAATATGATTTCTCTTTGCATTAAAGCCATTCAAGAACAGCAAGCCCTCATCCAATCCCTTACAACCCGCATCACTGCACTGGAAACAAAATGACCACTACTTGGAAAATCGCACAACTTGACCGCCAAACCTCTGATGGCTTGGTAACCACTGCTCATTACAGAGTAGACGTTGTTGATGGCGAACACACTGCTGGCTCTTACGGCACAGTAGGCTTTGAGCGTGGTGAGTCTTTCATTGCCTATGAATCTCTGACCGAGGCTCAAGTCATTGCTTGGGTTAAAGACAAGCTAGATGTTGAGGCTATTGAAGCAAGCCTTGCTGCACAGATTGCCTTACAGAAAGCACCAGTAACAGCAACAGGAGTGCCTTGGTAATGGGTACACAAGCATTTACCAAGACAGGTAACACGGTAGTCTTTACTGCCGCTACATCTGCTCCTACCCCTATACAAGCAGTCTCTACCACGCTTGGTGGTAACCAGTATCGCATCATCAACGCAGGTTCTGTAACTGTGTTTTTAGGCTACGGAGATACTTCTGCTGGTGCTACTGCCAACACTGCGGTAATTACAACTACAGGTACGTCTATACCTTTATTGCCAGGCACAGATGAGGTTCTCTCGTTTGTTCCTAATGCTTATTTCACAGGTATCACAAGCAGTAGCACTGCGGCTGTGTATATCGTGCCAGGTGACGGGATGTAATCATGTTAAAGACAGTCAGTTCAGTCATCAACGCTATAGGTGCTCTTAATTACAAAGGTACTTGGGATGCAAGTGCAAATAATCCTACGCTTGTATCTAGCGTAGGTACGAAAGGGGACTACTATGTTGTGTCTGTTTCTGGCTCTACCAACCTTAACGGCATCACAGACTGGGTGGTGAGTGACTGGTGTGTATTTAACGGTTCTGTATGGCAAAAGGTAGATAACTCTGAGATTATCTATGTCAGCAACGTAGCTACAGGTACAGGCCTTACAGGTGGCCCTATAACATCTACAGGCACTGTATCTCTAGCAAACACTGCTGTGACTATAGGTACGTATGGTGGTGCTACCAATGTTGCTTCTTTTACTGTAGACCAACAAGGTAGATTAACAAATGCTTCTAACGTCACTATTGCGATAGGTAACAGCAACCTACAGAATTCAAGTGTGGTGTTGGGTAACACTACCCTGACTCTTGGTAGCACTGTTTCTAATGTAGGCAACGTAACACTGGAGAATGTCACCATCATTGGTGGTACTACCAACGCTGCTGTGTTTAATTTCACAGGAAATACGACAACTACAGCGACATATGGCATAGCAAGTCTGCCTCTGCAACCTGCTGGATTCATGCAAGTTAACCTCAACGGGACAGTAGTAAAAGTTCCCTACTACGCTGTCTAACATGGATAACCAACAAATCTTCAACATCGTAGTCAGCATTGCTGGCTTTCTTGCTGTTTATGTATTTAACAGCACGACAAAACAAATTCAACGTTTGGAGGACAAGTTAAATGAACTTCCTAAAGAGTATGTGGCAAAAGATGACTACCGTTCTGACATCACTGAAGTCAAAAGTATCCTCAAGCAAATCTTCGACAAGCTAGACGATAAAGTATCTAAGGCAGACTTAAAAGCATAGTATGTTTTACGTTTATCAACATTTAATACCAAACACTCAGCGTGTTTTCTATGTCGGTAAAGGCAATGGTAAACGTGCGTTTTCAAATAAAGACAGAAATCCTTATTGGAAAAATACAGTAAACAAATACGGTTTTGAAGTTGATTTTGTATGCGTTAATCTTGATGAAGAACTTGCATTTTTTGCAGAGCAAGAGTTGATTGATGTTTACAAAAAAAGAGGGTTTCAACTTGTAAACATGACCGCTGGAGGAGATGGTGGTGGCTCATGTATTGTTTCTAAAGAAACTAAACAAAAATTAAGCGTAGCTTTAAAAGGAAGAAAAAAACCTGAAGGATTTTCTGAAAAGTTAAAGCAGAGAATGACTGGGAAAAAAGCCACAGAAGAAACCAAAAAAAAACTCAGAGAGTCTCATATTGGAATAAATCTTGGCGAAAAACATGGAATGTTTGGAAAGTTCCATTCTGAAGAAACAAGACAGAAAATGTCTGCATCTAAAGTTGGCAAGAAACGCTCCGTAGAAGCTGTTGAAAATTTAAAAAAACTCATGACAGGTTGTTTTTGGATAACAAATGGCACAACGTCAAAACGCATAAAAGGTGATTTTGTTTTGCCTTACGGATGGAAATTTGGAAAACGCTCAAGTAAAGGAGCAAGACTTTGAACATGGAGGTGCTCTCATACGTAAAGTTCGGCGATAAGGACGGACTGGGAGAGTTTTTGTTTGAAAATGGTGTGCAGCACCAGTTGTTCTACGAAATCTTGGGAGATAACGGTATTGCTGTGCAGAAGTATCCGTTAACAGATGCTGACTACGATAACTTGGATGACTGGCTTTTTGTGCATAACCAAGAGCATCAGCGGTTGGCAAGTGTTCTTGGCTTGGACAATCCTTTTCAGTTGCTCGACAGTGATTGGAATGTGGAAGAAGATTTCTATGACTGGATTGGTGTTCACCAAACTATTCATCAACAGATAGCAACGGCTTTAGGAGTCTGACATGGCAATGACCAAAGAAGAAATGCAAAGATTGGCTTCACTTGGGCGTGGTGGTGACACCATGTTGGCTCACATCAACCCTGAAGAAGCAGCATTGCTGAAGGCAAGAGGAGGGTCTGGGACTATCAATCCTAATACTGGGTTGCCTGAATTTATAAATTTTATCCCTACAGGTGGTGGCCCATCTGAACATTTTATGCCCAAGTATGAGGAGGGCGTATCGCAAAAAGGTCCAGGTCTTGGTGGAATAATTAAAAGTACAGTTGGCAACATAGTTTCAGCACCTGCAATAGTTCCACAAGCCGTGGCTAGAGTTGAAGATGTTGTAAAAAAAGAGGTTCTACCAAATCCTCTTTTTCAAGTAGCTATGGCGGTTTATATGCCGACTATTGCTTCTTCTTTAGGCCCTTATTTAACGGCTGTACCTGCGGCTTATCAAACGGCTGTTGCTGGCGCTCTTGCATCTACTGCTATACAAACAGCGCAAGGTGTGCCTTTTGAAACTGCTTTAAAGAATGCAACTGTTAATGCGGTAACAAGTACAGGTGCGCCTGTAGTAGCAGATTACATGTTGCCTTATGTTGGTTCTACACAGGTTGCAGACGCTCTTACATCTATAGGTGCTTCTGCGGCAAAGACTGCCGCTATGGGTGGCACAAAAGATGATATTGAAAGAAACATGCTTGCTGGTTTGACTGGGTCTGCTTTAACTTCTTCTTTGCAAGCTGTGGATGTAAGCCGTGAGACAAGTCGTTTGGCAGGTGCTACTGCTGGTGGCGCTGTTGTTGGTGGCGCTGCTGGCGCTGTCGGTGGTCTAGCTAGTGAATATGGTGCACAGAAAGCGGCGGCAGATGCTGCACTTGAAAGAGCAAAAAAAGGTATAGCTTCTGCTGACACAGGAACAGTTTCTGATTCTGGTCAACAATTAGGAGAAGTTGTTGTTACTGGTCAGCGTGGCCCAACCATACAAGATACTTCTATTTTTTCTCCTGATGTGTCTGTTGCGGGTAAAAAAGGTACAACATTTTCTCTTTCACCAGTAACAGTCACAGGTAAACGAGAGCCAACAATACAAGATACAGACATTACTTTGCCTGAAACTACCGTTATTGGTAAACGTGAGGTAGATGACACTCTGCCAGAAGTAACAGTCAAGGGGGAAAAAGAAGAAGAACCTATTGCAAACGAGTCTCCTGTAGACGAACAAGGTAGGTATAGACCTAATCTGTTCATTTATGGTGGCACAACAAAACCATCTACTCTGTCACAGACATTAGGAACAACAGTACAAAATGTACCTTCTGCTAGTACAACTACAGGCACTTCTGTAGGATTAGGGGGTAGGGGTGAGATAGAAAGTAAAGAATCTGGTAAAAAGCGTCAAACTGTGTGGAATGAAGAATCTTTGCGTCTTAAAGATGCGTTAGGACTATAAATGGCAACATTAAAAAACATGACTCGTGTGGGTGCAGATGTGCGCCAGATTGCTCGTTTGCTACAAGCAAAAGCACCTGAAAACCACATGCTTGCCTACATTACTCCTGAAGAAGCACAACTATTAAGAAACAGGGGTGGTAGCGGTATGCCTGACGCAGAGACAGGTGTACCTACTTTTGCTCCTGCCTTTGACTATGGTTCTACAGAAACTCCTGTTTACGATTATGGAGATGTAAGAGCAGAGCCAGCACCGCAAATGTCTTCTTTCGAACCTGTTGCACAAGTAGAAGCGCCAGCGCCTGTGCAAGAAGCTTCATTTGCCCCTCAAGATTATTACAGCATGGGTCAAGCCTCATATGGGATGCAACCAGGAGCACGACCTTTTGCTCAACCATATTCAGAAGGTCAAGGTTTTGAACTAAATCCTAATCTTTTGTACGCTACACCACAGCTTCCAACAACTATTAGTGTTCCTCAACCTGAAGCACCACAAGCACCTAAAATTCCTGAAGATTTAGGTCTTATGGAGCGCCTGTCCAAAGTTACAGGTATGAAAGAAGAGACTTTGGCTAGACTTGGTTTGGGTGGTATTCAAGCCATTATTGGCGCTAGAGCCTCTACCAAAGCCGCAGAACAAGGTCAGCGTGGTAAAGCTGAAATACAAGCTTTAGCACAGCCTTTCCAAGCGAGAGGTGCTGAACTACAGCGCCAAGCTCAAGCTGGTGAACTCACTCCTGTAGCTAGACAACAGTTACAAGCTGCACAAGCACAAGCTGCACAAGCCGCCTCTGCCCGTGGTGGTGTAGGCGCACAACAAAGTGCCGCAAGAGTTGAAGCTATTCGTAATCAATTACTGCAACAACAAAATGATTACGGCATGAAATTGACCAGTATTGGTGACCAGATTGCTCTTGGTGCTATCCGAACAGGTTTGCAAGCTGACCAGTACGCAAATCAACTTACCTCTAGCTACTTTAACAATATCATTCGTACAGTGGCAGGTACACCTACAGTGATACAAACTACGCAAACAACACAAGGTGGAGTTCAATAATGGCTACTTCCGCACTTAATGAACTTACAAAGATGCCAGTTATGCCAAAGTTGCCTAAAACGGCAGCGTTGACACAACCTAAAGCCACACCAGAAGGGATGCTTGGCCCTGCTGAAGTTGGCCCTGTCTTGAGTGAATTAGGAAGCGCAGAATCAGAAGCGGCTCTTAAAGTAGCAGAAAGTGATATTGCTATTAAAGAAGCAGAAAGACAAGATAGAGCTACAGAAGCAAGACTGAAGTCAGAAAACTTAGACAGGTTTTCAAAAGAAGTACAGGCTATGCCAGAGAGGGCAACTCTACAGCAAGCCCGTGAAGAAATGTCAAATATGGCTTTTGTGCCTACCAAAGACACTGCTACAGATTTAGCAGCTATGTTCTCGCTCATCAACATTGTTGGAATGCTTGTTGGTAAAAGTGATGCACAGCGTTCTATGTATGCCATGAATGGCATGTTGGAAGGCTACCAAAAGGGTAGAGCAGACCTGTACAAGAAAGAACAAATAGAGTTTGATAAAAACTTTAAAGCCATGCAAGCAAAAGTAGCCACGCTTGAAAAAGCGTTAACAGAGGCTATGGAAGTAAAAAAATATGACAAAGAAAAAGGCGAATTGCTGGTAACTATGGCTTTGGCAAAATCTGACTCTCAAGTTTTAAAAGCTATGCGTGTCCGTCAGGGTGATAATGCTGTTCTTGAAAATGTACGTAAAGCAAGAAAAGATATAGATACTCTTGTTGGACTTAATAATACTCTTGTAAAAGATGCTAATGCTAGAGCAGATGCTAAATTAGCTAGAGAACAACAAGAGCGTTTAGCCGCAATACGAGAAACCCGAGCAGATGAACGAGCAAGATTAGCTAGACTTGATAAAGAAGGCAGGTTATCTCCTAAAGAGCGAGGAGAAGTGCGAGGCATCAATAATTTAAGTGATGAAATACAAAGACTTAAAGATACTTTTAAACCTGAGTTTGCTAATTTTGGAGCAGATGTTGTAGGTGACACTGCCGCAAAATTCCAAGCACGTTTTGCCAGCAATCCAGATATGGCAAATTGGTGGAGAAGGTATGAGAACGTTGCCTTGCCAGAACGTCACTCTATGTTTGGCGCAACTTTGACAGGCAACGAAGCAAAGTCTTGGAGAAAAGCAAGCATAGGAGCAGGTAGCTCAACAGAAGAAATTTTGAGCTGGATAGGTGATAAAGAGCGTGTTTTGACAAACAAGTTAGCTGACTACGAAACGACAGCCGCAGCTAGACCTTCTCAAGGAGCAGGTGATATAGAACAAGACGCAATACGCAGAACAGGTTCTTATCAACCAGACATGTACGAGTATGGTTATGAAAATGGAAAATTTTTCAGGGAGAAAAAATAATGTCCCGTGAATATTTTTCAGATGAACCAGTATCTGTCAAACCAAAAAAATCTCGTGAGTATTTTGACAATGTAGTTGATGCTGAGAAACCAGAAACAGGGCCTGTTATTGGTGCGCCAGCGGCTGAAATGATACCTACTGGTGGCTATCCTAAAGCACCTAAACCAACAGTGATGGCAGGTGAACCTTCATATCTTGAGAAGGCATCCATGTATGCAACTGCTGTTCCAGCTACTGCTTTGGCGGCAAGAGGCTTGCAAATGGCTACTGCTGGTTCAAAAGCTGCCCCATACACATCTTTGTTATCAGAAGCATTGACACCAAAAACAGGTAAAGCATTAGCTACCACTATGGGTGCAGCAGGACTTACTGCTATACCTGCTGAGTTTTCTCGTTATCAAGTAGAGAAAGCTGGTGGTTCTCCTATGGCTCAACAGTTAACAGAACTTGGGGTTGCTAGTTCTGTAGGTGCGCTTGGACTTATTGCTACAAAATTAGGCACAACAAGTTCTGACTTAATTAAAAAAGCTTTTGGTGGTTCTACAAAGAATTTTGCTGATGCTTTAAAAGCACGGTCATCAGGATTGATTGAGCAACAAAGAAATCTTACAAAAGAACAGTTAGACATAACTGACCGTGTGCTTGAGCAAATGGGTAGAAAACCTCAAGTTGCTCAACAACGTGTTACTGAAAGATTTCCTGTTCCTGAAAGTCCTGCAAAAGCCGCACAGCAGATGGCTCCAGAGAAACTTGCAGTGCGTGAAAAATTAGGCGCAAGAGTTTCAAAGGCAGAAGCTGAAAGCCAACGTGCAGCACAAATGTCAAATCTTGCACAACAAGATGTGCAAAGAACACAGTCTGCACTTAACACTATTGAACAGCAAATGGCTTCTCAGCCAGGTATGACTGCTGATGACATTGGTAGGCTTTTGCAAAACACCACCAAAACTTTGCAAAAAGATGGCCTTAAAGCTAGAAAAGATGCCGCAGGGTATGAAGCAGTGTTTCAAGCCGCTGGAGATAAACCAACTGTACAAACTGCTGGCATCAAGGAAAGTGTTGAAAAGCTTGAGAGACAGACTAGAAATCCAACCTTGCAAAATGTGCTTGCTGAAATCAAGTCCCAGTTGGCGACAGACAAAACTCAAGCATTGTCTTTGCGTTCCACAGATTCCTTGAAGGGATACTTGGATTCAGTCATTGCTGGCAAAGAGATGAAGTATGGCAAGCTGGACAAGGAAATTGTCAGGACAGTACAAAACATCAAAAACCAGTTAATGATGAAGGCCAAGACAACTCATCCTGATTATGCAAAATCAATAGATGAGTTCCGCAGAATGTCTCGTCCTCTTGATATTGTTGAGCGTAACGGTGCGCTTAAAAAGGTTATAGATGAAGACCCAGTAAGCACTGCTTATCGCATGACAGAAGCAGAAGTGACTGGATACATCATCCGTAAGGCAAATGCTGGCAACCCCGTATTTACTAGACTGCTTCAAGTAAGACCTGACCTGAAAGACTCGGCTCGTTTGTATTTCACCAAAGACTTGTTTGGCAAAGATGTTGCCCCAACTGCAAAGTCCCTTGAATCATGGGTTTTGTCAAATGAGCGTTCTTTGCGCCAAACTGGTTTGTATGATGAATTCAATACCTTGCGTAATGCTCAACGCTCTGCTCAACAATCAGTTGATGATGCAAAAGGAGTTGCTGAAACGTTTGCACAGACAGCAAAGACTGCTGAACAAAAACTGGCAGCAGAACAAAAACTAGCTGGCAAAGCCACGAAGAGACTTGAAGATGTTTTAAAGACAACAGAAACACCTGAATCTCTTGCCAAACGAATGTCTACTGCTGGTAAAGCACCTCCACAACAGGCTGCTTTTGCCACTCGTCAACAGCAACAACAGGATTTGATTAACACCTTAGATGATTCTGCCGCACAGATAAATAGAGCAACAGACCCCGCACAGGTTTCCGCTGCTGTTTCTGCTTCTCTTAAAACGTTGCGTAATAAAAATCTAATTTCTGGCAGCCAGTTTGATGACCTTATGAAACAGGCTGATTCACTAAAAAATCAAACAGACGCACAAACAAAGGCAAGAAGAATCTTGGTAGGTGTAGCTGTTGTTGCAGGCGTACCTTCTATTGCCCTAAGATTTTTCGGCGCACCAAGTTCAGGAGAATGAAATGCCACTTAAGCAAGGTAGTAGTCAAAAAACCATTTCTGCCAACATTCGTAGAGAAATGAAGGCAGGTAAGCCGCAAAAGCAAGCGATTGCTATTGCACTCTCGACAGCTCGGAAAGTTAAAAGGAAGGACAGAAAATCATGAAAGACCAATCCAACACAATGGGTAAAGCAATGACAAAAAGTGAAATTGACCGCATGGCTCGCCAAGGTGGTGAGAATGAGGCTCGTGCTTCTGAGGACTACAACCGTCAGATGATGAACACAATGGGTAAATCCATGACTAAAAACGAAATGAAACGCTCTGCTCCCCGCAAGATGAAGCGATGAGTAGGAAGAAGGCCGAGAAGGGTATCAACCCTGCATTAGAGAAAGCAATCAACGAGTTGATGGCTACTGTCATGCTTGACCCTACTGCCTCCATAACCGACAAGATGAAGGTTATAGACCGTGCCTTGAAGCTAGAAGCCTTGAAGATGAAGGATGCTGATGAAGGGTATGGCGCAGGGTTATTTGGTGACGATGACGAGGATACATGATAATATGGTTATTCCATTATTAGACAGGAAAATCTATGGAAGCAACCGCAATCATTCGTCTGGCGTTGGGAGTCATCACCGACCGCTTAATTACCATTCTTGCTCTGCTCACCTCCTTTGGTATGGGCTGTTGGGTGATGTGGGAACCCAAGTGGGAGAGGGTGACAACTCTTGCAATTTATGTAATATTCAGCTATCTGCTAGTGAGGATAAAGGAGAAAAAACATGGAAATGATTCCGAAGGTCAAAACAACTAAAGTACAGGGTCAAGTAGGCACTGGTGTTACACAGAACAAGATGTGTGTACCTGGTGACTTCACCCCTGGCAAACTCCCCGCAGGTGGCTTCCAAGCTGTGTGGAACTTTAAAAACAACGTGCCTAACGACTACTTCACTCGCAAAGA